ATGCAAGAAGCAGATTTTATTGAAAAACTAAGTTTGACCCACTCTATATCAGAAAGTGTGCGAAATGAAAGGGTTTTTAATGCTGACTATTATGTGATGTCATCAAAAGAAGCTGAAAGTATCGTTGAAAAATATAAAAAAGAGAATGATTTAGCCTCGCTTTATGAAATTGCCAAAGAAATGGTAAGAAAAAATCCCAACAAAGTTTACAGTTGGGTGCTATATATTTTAACAATCGATGCATATATTTCTACTGACGATGCAATAATTGAATGTAAGACAGCTTTTAAAAAAAGAGGACTCAGAAAACCTAACTTATGGGTATTATACCTTGAATTAAATCAAAAAATATTAACATCAGAAGAAATGTTAGAAGTATATAACGAAGTAGTTTCTAACATAGTCAATGATAAAATTTTATTAATGTTTATCGAATTTCTATATGATTCCAAACGTTTTGAACTTGCTGAAGTTTGGTGTTTGAAGTTTATAAATGAAAAATACTCAGGTTCTCATCTTCCTTATTATAAACTAATTGACATTTACATTGAGCAAGGACGGTTAATAGAAGCTAAAGGTATATGTGAGGATTTAATAGAGAAAAATGAGAGTAATTCAGATGCCTGGAAGTATTTTGTTCAAGTTGAGAAGTTACTTCTATCCAGTGAATTGTCAGATAATATATCTGAAAAGATCGTCAGATGTATTGACTTTGCTCCAGAGCATTATTCAGCTGGAATGGCGATCTTACAAAATTTTTGTCGATTGTTAAAGAGTAAATATAATGAACATTCTGTAGGCGTGACGATAAAGCAGGAAGATTATAAAGTTACAATGATTATTGACCCACCAAATGGAGAAGTGGAACAAGTAGAGGAATATCTGACAAATTACGGGTTGGTTGTCATGGGTAAAATGCAACCTGAAGAAATTGTTTCTAACCAGTTTGAACTGTTAGAGTTAAAGACTGAATTAAAACTGGCAAATGCTCGATTAGAATTAAGTAAAGAACATCAAGCATTTCTATGTGCTAATTATGAGACAAGGATTAACTCATTAGAGTCAGACATTGAGTTTTTAAAGTGTCAAATATCTACTAGCTTAAGTAGTCATAATTTACAACTCTCATCCGTTATCGAGCTACTTAAAGATAAGGATAGTGTGATATGTTCACTAAGCGATAAATTATCTAAAGCGATAGATAATAATGACGAGGTAGAAGCTAAAAGAATAATAAATGAAATAAACTCAATAAAACCTGATTCGGTTTCGAACATTAAGAGCTTCTTATTTAATGCTTCATCAGGTATTACGGGTAACATTCCGGCTTGGATTGAATTTTTGAATAAAATTCTACCTTAATGGTAATTTAATAGATTATTATCTTATTGATTTGTAGCCAACGTTTCAATTTTTTATATCTCGGGAAAGTGTTGTTTTTTTGGTGTTTATTTTATTATCCGTTTATTGAAATTGAAGAACCGTCCATATCACTAAGTAAACGACTTTGTTAAGGCACGTAGTTATTGTAAGACGAATTCTTGTAGAAAAATCGAAATGTAACCTATGCTATGTAACAAACCTCTACACCTTCAAGAAACTCCTTATTCCAATATGAATCATTAAGTCGCCTTAAACCCGCCTTCATGTTCTACCCACTCCATCACCGCTGCGCGTATCCAACGCAGCGGTGATTTGCTAATTGGCTCTGGGAAGTTGCGGTTCTTGCGCCATGCAATTATGGTGGTTCGCTTCTTATTAAAGAAATCCAACACCTCTTGATGGCACATGATCTTGTTGGATGACTCTGGGTAACGCTCTGCGTCATAGACAGGCTTTTCTGTTTGTTTCGCTGACTGTCGGACGAAAGCTGGAGCAGAGTAGGTGAAGTTCATCGGTGATTGATTCAAGTTTGAATAGTTCATTACACAAATTCCAAAATTGGGTTGGGGTGAATACCCGCAATCAGCCTAAACTCTTGATATTGGTGGTCAGCCAGAGATATACTGATTGCGAGGTTTGGTTATCTAAGTCTCATTGCACAAAGAACGCCCCTGTTGGTTTGGTCACCGATAGGGGTTTTCTCTTTTTAGTAGTCATCTTCTTTGATGGTTAGGTTACATTCCGACTCATCAAAATCTGCTAGACCAGTAAGGGCCACACCTTGTGCGTAGCTGCGGTAAATAAATGACTCAACATCGCGGGTTTTGTATGGATCGAAAGAGTGGTTGCAGCGAATCTTTCCATCGATAACGTATAGCTCGACTTCTTCCCCTGCTCGTGCATAAGACGAGTAACGTGGAGTGACTTTTCCGCTGTTGATCTTTAGTGCGAATGAGCTCTTACCATATGGGCTAGCTTCGATCTGCACTTCGGCTTCTTGGGCCATATCTTGTTTGTCGAAGTCATCACCATCACGCCAGTACTCAACGATATTATTGATGAAGTCAGCAACAGGCATTTCAGTTGGAAGAACTCCGAACTTATCTGCTGCCATTTTTTCAAAGCGGGTCATTGCTTCGCTAGTCATGAACTTGTTTAGCGTGTTGTTCATCACTTTGGCCATTTGATCTTCATATGTAGGAATAGAAATACTATCAGGGTCAATTCGTAGTTTGCTTTGAATGATGTTTTCCATTTGCTTACTGAACTCCCCGTAGGAGCGGAACTGGTCTTCAAGTACTTTGGTGATGCACTTATCGACAGCGTCTTCGATAGCTTTCTCTATAACGCCATTGCTGACCATGTCATTGACTTTATTACTGACGATCTCTTGTAGTTCTTTCATTGCTTATTTCCTAATTAAGTTTGATGCCATTGCACACATGTGAATTAGTGGGGTAGCGTTCTCGCTTCCACTGCGGCTTGTAGGCTAACTAGTTGGCTGAACAGTTCTTGCGCCTTTTCAAAGTCTTCTTCGTTTACGTGAATCTCCAGCCCTTTAAAGTCTTCAGCGCCTTCAAAGATGGAAGTCGCCGCGATACGAAGCGGATCATCCTCACTCAGCTCTGCTGTCACTTCTTCAAACTGATGGCTGCACACATTGAGTAGTTGAAGGTTGTTAAGCAGTTGATGGGTCTGTTCTAACGTCATTGTTTTCATCATTAAGCTCTCATTACACAAAGTTCTAGATCAACGATTGGTCAAGTTGATGAGTTGCGGCTGGTCAGGCCGCAGTTGCACAAACGTTCAAATTGTTTTTATTTACCTTAACAACTTAAGTTGTTTTTAATCATAATTGTTAGTTCGTGATAATGTCAACACGTAAAGTTGTATTTTGGAGTAAAAAAAACCACCTACGTGAGGTGGTTGTTTCTTGAAAGGATGTGTAGTTAGGTGAAAAAGTAGCTAAATCATTGCGCTCTGCGTAGTTACAAATCCATGATTACTTGTTTGACATATCCCACAATACGGCAGTTCCCGTTAATAGGAATAGGGTCGTACTTAGGATTTAATGGCACCAAAAACTTGTGTGGGCCATCGATCTCTAGCTTTTTAATCGTTGCTTCTGGTGAGTCATTTAAGGTTGCAACAACAATCTTTCCATTATCTGGGCAGTTGCATGGTTCCACGATCACTATCGAACCAGCCGGAATTGAAGGGGAACCGTGTGGGTTCGTCATAGAGTTTCCGGTGACTTTCATCGCAAATGCATCGTCACCCACATTCATTGTAGTAATTTGCCATTCAACATCATCATCTAAGGAGGACTTAGGGTCCACGCCTCCCCATGCGCCAGCTTGAACTTGGCTAATTATCGGGATGCGCTTCAGTGAATAAGGAGAAATTGTATTTGAAGGGAGAGTATCGCCACTTCCTTTAATAATACTGTCGCTTTGTGCACTCTTGCCTGTCAGCAACCATGTAGGGTCACATTCTAAAGCTTCTGCTAACTGAACAATATTTCTTGGCTTTAAAGTAACCCCAGTCTCAATTTTATTAATAGACTGCTGAGCTAAACCGATTCGTTCAGCTAGTTCAGCCTGCGATAGATCTAACTCTTTTCTACGTTGCCTTACTCTTTCAGCAAAACTCATCAACTTATCTTCCTGATATCCCAGTTCGTGTTAATTATCACAACAAAACGTGTTAGTTGACAAACACGTAAACCGTATATAAAGTTCAACACGTAAAGTTGTTAGGAGGATAGCTATGTCCGCTATAGAACGAGCTACCGAGCTTGTAGGAGGACAAACATCACTTGCAAAGCTTTTGGGTGTTAAACAATCACATGTATGGAATTGGATTAATCGAAAACATCAGGCTCCTGCTAAGTATATTTGCGCCATTTCTAAAGCCACTGGTGGCAAAGTGCCAATAGAAGAATTATTGGCTGACCATATAAAGAATACGACAGATTAAGAAATAAGGCTGATCAACAACATTCTGTACAAACAACCAGTAAGGAAAAACCATGAACAACAGTTTTAAAAGCGTTATGCGTAACGCGATAGAAAGTTGGCGAACGGAACTGAGTAAAGAGTGCATTGCTCACCGTGTCGCTAGCTTGTATCACAAACTCGATCTTGAACATGAAGTGGATGCTCAGCGTAAAGCTCTGCTCAAAGTGCCAGGTGCGGATGACAAGAACAACGCGCAGAACTTTTTCCGCTATGTTGAGCGCACCAGCGTAGAGGCCAAAGCCACGATGATGGATTTGTTACCCGCGGTACTTAAGGCGATGCCCGCCAAACGCGCGAGCGACATGCTTAACCAATTTCTCAACCCGCTTGGGTTCTCTGTTACTTGCATTGGTGCGAGTGATGCAAACTTAAGCAGAGATTTGCTCTTGCATAACCACAACAAAGAAACATCTGAAGCATTCCGTGCGGTGATCTCTTTAGGGGAGAACGCGAACATTGACCAGCTGCGCGATGCGTATCGAGAAGTGCAGGAGGCGAAGGCATCTCACGCGCCACTTCTGGAATACCTTGAGTCGTTAATGGCGAAGAAAGCAGCCTAATCAAAAGCGTAGTGGCTGACCACCACATAACACGCATCTAACTAGGAGAACTTTGTGCAATGAGCCTTAGCTTACAGAACTATCACGGCTGCTATATCTGGGTGGCCAATAACGGTGTTTGTCGTTTCGTCGTATCACGGACTAAAGCGATGGAAATCTTTGAATCCATGAAAGCGGGGACTGCGGTGTGATTGAGTATTTGGATAGACCCATCGCTTTTCATCGATCGTTTGTGAAGATGGGTATTGGTATCACAGGCGCATTAATGCTTAGCCAGAGTATTTACTGGAGCCGAAGAACGAACGCTTCAGGGTGGTTTTACAAAACTCAGGAAGAGTGGCAAGACGAAACGGGCATGACTCGAAGAGAGCTTGATACCGCACGTAAAAAGCTGCGTCAGTTAGGTATTTTGGAAGAGAAAAAGCAAGGTGTTCCTTGCCGAGTTTTCTACCGCATTAATGAGCCAAACTTGATTGCACAAATGGAGCAAACTGGTTTGGCGGAATGCGCCAAACTAGAACGTACAAATGCGCCAAGCAGTGCTGTACCAATCAGCCAAACTAAAACAGAGACTACACAGAGATTACCAGAGACTACTACAGAAAAAGTAAACAAAAAGTCTCCCATCACGAGTAGCTTGGTTCCTGAGGAACAAATTCCAGCTATGCTCGATCACGATGCTTGGGCTGAGTACCTAGCATTCCGTAAGCGAATCAAAAAGCCTTTCAAAACTGAGCGGGGCGAGCGCACCAAAATGCTCGACTTGCTCAAACTCTCCCAGAACGTGGTGAGCATGCAGCGCCAAATCATTGAGCAATCCATCGACAACGAGTGGCAAGGGTTGTTTAGCCTTAAATCGTCCTCGCCAAACTCGAAGCTAATTCCGGTGGAGCAGTTTTCAGACCAAACCAACCCTGATGATTACGGACCACCTCAGTGGTTCAAAGACCGCCAAAACGGAGGTGACCAATGAACAGCTTTTTCCAAAAACTGCAGCAAGCGATGCCTGAAAACGTTGTGCCGTACACGCCAGAGCAGATGGCTCAACTTGCTCAGCAGGAAGTCGAGAAGCAAAGCCATGCGGTGTATCAGAACTACCAGCAGAGCAAAGTTCAGGATTTACTTGGTCGCAGTGGAGTAGGCAAGAAGCACTTGAAGTGTCGATTTGCCAACTACGTGACGGAGAACCAAGGCCAGCGTCAGGCGTTTAGTGTTTCTCGCCGTTGGGTTTCTGAGTTCTTGGAAGGTGATGAGAAAAACTTTGTATTTTCTGGATCGACAGGAACGGGTAAAAACCATCTGGCTTGTGCAATGGCGAACTCGTTGATGACGCGCAATCGTACAGTGTTGGTGATTACGGTCGCTGAGTTGATGATGAAAATTCGCGATAAGTACAACCGCCAATCGAACGTTACAGAAGCTCAGTTTCTGAAGTATTTAGCTCAGGTCGATTTGTTGGTGTTGGATGAGGTTGGGGTTCAGCGAATGAATGACCACGAGGCGATCATGATTAACACCATCATCGACTCACGCTACACCAACGAGAAGCCAACCGGCATTCTGACCAATCTGAAATCTGATGACCTGACGCAGGTTCTTGGAGCCCGAGTGATGGAGCGTTTGTTGGAGAGCTGTGAGTGGGTGAGCTTTACGTGGGAGAGTTTTCGTAAGCAGGTGAGGAACAGCAAGGAGGTAGCATAAATGCGACCAGAAACGTTATTGGCTAAGTTCGATTTAAAAGGCATAAATTACGAACCGCAAAAGGGCGGCAAGGGATTATTTTCTTTGGAAGACCAGCTCGGCATGGTGGGGATTACCTGGAAGGAATCTCCGGTCGGTTTTCTTGTGTTGTTTGTGGAGTTACTGGACAACGCGCAGTCGAGAAGGGCACTTGAGAAGGCAGTGCTCGCTGAAGTGTTTACGCTAACTGATGACTGGCGTGGCCAAAAGAGCGAAGCCGCATTTGCAGCCATTGTGCGCGCAGCTGTGGAAGAGGCGATCACCCCACAAGGCCGAATTTGTTCTTGCTGTGGCGGCAGCGGTAAGTACCGAGCCCCAAACCGCCACTACCGTAAATGCATGCATTGCAGCGACGGCAGAGTCGCGTGGGACTTAGAAAGCCGCTTCGCTGCAATGTGTTCTGGTAGTTTTGTTTGTACGTTCTCAGTATTCAAACGCCAGTACCATCCAGTTCTTGATGGCTTAGCAGATTGGCTGGCTGCTAAGCGTAATGCCGCGATGTTGGCACTGATGGAGAGGATAGAGAAGGAAAGGTTACTTGAATGAAAAAACGCCCAATCGGGCGTTTTGTTGTTAGGACAGATTAAGCATTTTACGGAAGGTAGTAGAGAATATTTTGGCATGTTCTTGCAGGTCATCAAGATCTCCAAATCTAATCAAAGAAACATCTAATCTTTGGACTTTATCCTCTAGCTCACCTTTAGATATATAGAACCGCTGTTGTGAATGCTCCTTGATGTTGGACATCAATATCGTGAACATAAGAGCCTTGAAAGAACGGTCGTTTACCCAATCGCCTATGCCTGTGTAGTCGATAAAATGCTTTAAGATAAGATCTTGAGAGTACTCTGCTTTTTCTAAGTTTTCAAAGTCAGCTTTATAAAATGTAAAAGCGAAAATTCCCAGCATAGTAAGGCATGAGTAGTAGTCATCATCCCAGTTTATTGGTTGGATTTCATTTAAGATTGCTATGTTTCGAGCAAGCTTTTCTGCATCTCTTAAAGTGAATGTTGGGACGCGCTCCAATATTTCGAGCATAAAGCTAGGGCTGCCAGTGCTCATTGTAAACAGTTGTGATACTTGAGTGAGATTATACTTCTCTAATTCAGATCTTAGGTGTTGTATTGATACTCTTCTGAATTCAAATTCTCGGCCAGGGGCAGCTTGCTCTGAGCGAGGGAGCTCGATAGATAAGTCAATGAACTTATCTAAGTAACGGCTTGCATCATCGACACCGTAATGGTGCTTAATAGATTGCTCCAAAATCTCTTTGTTGGCACAAAAGATAAAGTGAACTTTGTCTTGGTCAAAAGCGTGCTTTATCGTCTCTAACATGGAGATGGCATAAGGTGGTCTACAGCGGTCAAACTCGTCGACGCAGATGATAAGTGGTTTACCGTTTTCTCCTTCAGTTAACAGTTCTAGCGCTGCACAGAGCGACGAGATACTTTTTTCAGCTTCGATTTGTTCTTTTAGTACGCTCTCCACAGCTAAATCAGAAAGTTGTTCTGCTCCCTTTTGAAGTTCTTTCTCGAAGTCGTCACTTATAGAATCAGTACTTTGTTTGAATGCCCAGGATACTGCAGCTTTACCTGCAGTCTTTAATCCTACTTTGCAAGCTGGCAGAGCTTTTTTTACAAAGCGCGTGCGAGTTTTTCCTTGGGGTATGAGTTTGGCTATTTCTGCAGTTACCGTAAGGAGGGGATTATCCACACTATCAGAAGCGAATGCGTCAATGTATACAAGGTGGTAATTGTCACCAAAATGATTAAGTAGTTTATGGCAAAACTCGGTTTTACCTTCGCCCCATTCACCGTTTATAAGAAGCCTAGTGATGTTTAGGGTTTCGTTCGACAGTAGCTTTTTTATACCGTCAGCGGTTTGGGCTCTTTTGTACTCATCACGAGTATCAAATGTAATGTTCTGAAGAGACATAGGGATCCTTGGCCATTTTTGTTATCCATAGTTACATGGGGTGAGGGAATAGCTGATTCAATAGCTTAGGCGAGATTTTACGATGTTGGTGCCGATGGAGAGGGTTGAAAGGTGGGAGGAGGCTTAGACGGGGGAGACCGGACAGGTTCGTTTACTCACTTTGTATTCGTCAACTTATTGATTGTAAATTGAAATGGTGAAAGAAAGGCGGCATCATAGGAGGTTGATGTCCGCGTTTATATTTACTGAGAGCGTATTATGAGATTACCGATATTGGTAGAAGAGGTTAACGGTCGGGATTTTGAGCTCTGGGCTACAGAGGACCAAGCTAGACAAATTTTAAATGCTCGTATTGGTGACCGAATTGCCTTAGAAGGCAATAGCGAATTTTTGGTTGTGCATGATAATTTTATAGAACATTGGATGAAGCGGGGAGGACGTTCTTCTTTCGAACATTTGATTCTCAACGATGTTAAGTCCAAAATTCGAGAGAAGTTACTCGGATGTGAATGGGAGCATGAATAAACTAACAAATATTTTAAGGGAGGGCGCAACGCGTGGCATTATGTGCTTAAGTATTGGAGTGATACCCTCTGAAAAACCACCATAGGCAGTAAAAGTGTTTAAGTCATTCGTCGCTCTTCTACCGTTATTTCTGATTGGTTGTGCGTCCAATACGTATGAAGTCAACATTAAGTATGAACTTTACGTCGCTGCCGAGCGGGAAGCTCTTGATTATATATATGACTCCATTCAGAAAGAAGTAAACTTAAATCCTAAATCAGAGTTTGTTATTACTCCTACCAAACAGAAAGCAATTTTCTGTTTAACTGAAAATGAATCAGCTCATCTGTTAGTTCAGTGTATGGCTGTCATTCCATATTATGGTGATAGCTATTGTGATGATGTAGTAGCCTTTGTTGATAAAGAGTTTGAACCTCTAAACGTTGAAATGGAGACAGTGTCAGGGAGTTATACTACCTGCCAAAAAGGTGAGTACAGTGATTATGCTGAAGGTGGTAAAACACACTTCATTTTAGAGTTTGAAGGCTACTATAGTGAAACAAAAATAAACTGGGAATCTATTTCGAATGACATTGGGCGTTTATTTTATAAGGGGAACTGCTACTTGCCTAGCGATATAGCAGCTGATGGTTCGCGTTGTGGTGGTAGGGCCGCCACAGCAAGAAGTGGTGGTTACTAATAGGTACATAATAAACGTTCACTAAGAGCAGCTTTCTCCCTATTTAAGTCATTCAGATTTACCTTCACCCCAGTCACCGCTTATCAGTAGCCGCGAAATGTTTAGAGTTTCATTCGACGGTAGCTTTTTATACCGTCGGCAGTTTGGACTCGTTTTTACCTATCACTAGTACTAAATGTAATCTTTCGAAGAGACATTTATCCTTAGTGCTTTTAGTTTTTCATAACTATATGAAGTTCACTGAGGGTTAATTCAATAACTTAGAAAAAAGTTTATAATGACTTGCAGTGTTTTATGTAGGTCGGGAAGAAAATCAGTGGCAAACAAGTATCAAAAGCTCAGTTATAAAAACTATAGTGGGACAGTACAGAAGTTAGAAAATGGAACGTTTACTGGAAAAGTTCTCGAACTGAGTAGAAGCAATACATACTATGCTAGTTCTATTGAAGAGTTAGAGAAGCAATTTAAAAATCGCGTAGATTACTTCTATGAAAGTTGCGCTATGTTGGGTGTAGAGCCAGAGCCACTTGGAAGGCGTAAGCCATCAAAAGTTCCTTATTTGGCTTTATTCTTCAGTGCCATATTTATTATGTGTTTCCTTTGGTGGTTTTATACAAGTGAATTCCCATTAAATGGCGCTACCAGTAAAACCGATGTAAATGTCGAGTGGTTTGATAAATCAGGCTCCTTCTTTAATAATTTTTCTGCTCCTATATTGTCTTTTTTCTCTTTTATGGGGCTATTATTTACCATCTACCAGCAGAATAGAAGCCATCAACTATCGCTAAAAGAGTTAGCTTTAACTCGCGAAGAGCTGGAGTTGACAAGAAAAGAAATAGAAAAGACAACGATAGCTAATGAAGAGCAAGCCGACGCATTACGTCAACAAGTAGACGAAGCTCAAAGCGCTGCCGCAGAGCAAAAAGCGCTAGCTACAGAACAACGATTGGCGACTCAGATACAGCAGTTCGAAACAAGTTTTTATGCCCTGCTGTCGGAGCATAATAGAGCCCTAGACGACCTCATATCGAGTAATAAAGAAAATAGAAATGAAGGCTTACATTTAGTCAACCTTGGAGAAATAGAGTTTTCTTTTGTTAAGAGGATGATTGAAAAAAATAGCCAATTGCGTCGCTATTTTCGGATGCTATATCAGTTGTTGAAATTTGTAGCAACAAACCATGTTGAGAATACAGAAAGGAACTTTTCCGAAGAGTACTTGAACTCTAATGTGTCTTTAGAAGAAAAACGATACTCCAGTCTTGTACGGTCCATGATACCTAATAATGTTTTATGTCTATTATCTGTTAATTGCTGTCAGGGAGGGAAATTAACAAATTCATTTAGAAATTATTTTCTTTTGCTCGAACGATATGGTTTTTTAGAGCACTTAGAGTTTAGCCCATCCCTGTTGTTTCGGCCTGGACAATTAGGGTCTGTCACTCCCAAAATGAAAATGAACGCGCAATCAGAAATAATATGTAGTTATAGTTTGAAAGCTTTTGATCAAAATGAAAGCTTAAAGTCCTTACAAGGTTATATTCAAGATACAATCTGTTCTTCACGTAAAGCCCCTTTACCGCTACAGGCAATGAAGTATTTAGAAAACAGTGTCTATCACGAATGTATTACTAAATGCCCTACTAAAGATTTAACTATTTTAAATCGTGTTCAAAGTAGATGAATGATATGGTGGGTGAGTGTTGACATTCACCCCTAAATGGCGCACTCTTCCCAATATGAAAAACCTCGCCCATTCGGCGGGGTTTTTTTATATCTCAACAAAACTGTTTCGGAGCACCTTCGGGTGCTTTTTTGTTTCTAAGAGTTCCACATGGTTAAAACATTTCTTGAAAACCTCCATGAATGGAAAGGTAGGCTAATCGCGTATTGTGGCGGCACTGGGGTCAGCATATTCAGCGAAACCGTGGCGGCTAAGGCCCAGCAATCCAGTGAGTTGGCTACCAGTAGCCCCGATATCACCATTGCCAATTTAATTTCCATTGGTGGTCTTGTCGTTGTAATTGCGAGGCTAATTTTTGATATCTGGGTTCATTTCGATAAGCGTAAACAGGGGAAGAAAATAGATGGATGCAAAGCAACTGACCGAATTAGTCGTTAGGCCCACTTTAAAGCTGCTTGGCTTGTATAGTACATCGGCAGAGCAATTGGTTGTCGGCACTATCTTTGTTGAGAGCCGAGCCAAATACCTCAAGCAAATTGGTAATGGTCCGGCTCTAGGTATTGTGCAGATGGAACCTGCCACTCATGACGATATTTGGCAAAACTATTTGGCTTATCGTACTGAGTTGAAAGAAAAGGTAAGCCAGCTCGTAAAAGAAGGTACAGCACAGGAACTTATCACGAACTTAGCTTATGCGGTGGCGATGTGCCGAGTGCACTACTTGCGCGTTCCTAAGTCTTTACCTAGTCCTGGTGATATTCCTGCCTTGGCACGGTATTGGAAGACGTATTACAACACACATAAAGGAGCAGGAGAGGTCTCCGACTTCATCGATAAATTCCCGAAAGACATACTGAATTAGAAGCGGCCTATAACGGCCGCTTTTTTATTGGAGCTAATACTATGAAAGTTTTCTTGTTTACCTTCTTTAAAAGCTTGCTTGGTTACTGGGCTGCAAAGCTACTCAGCCCTGAATCGGTGACTGAGCTGCTTATCACGATTGCTGATGCTCATGCCAAAAACACCAAGACCGACACGGACGACCGCTTGATTGATATTGTGAAAAAGCACTTAGGTAAAGAGCAGTAACCCCATTTTCACCACCAAGAGCAAAGACGTTAACGATTTGCAATGTCGTCGAGCATTGCCAGGCTTCGGCCATTTAGTAACAGTGCTTACGGTGGTGACCCTATTCCTAATGTCTTCACGGACATGCGTTGGTGCCTCGCTGTTTCTCTGTGTTAGCTATGACCATGAAGTAACCTGACCCGTTGCTTAATCCTTAACATGAGAGCGCACAAAGAAAATCAATAAGGCTCAAGCTGAGGGGCGAAACTCCCCTTCATTACTGGAAACGTCAGCCACAGGCGAAGAAGCGGCGTGACACTGGAGAGACAGATTTAGCGATTTAACTCTATGACTACAGTACGGTTGCGTATCTCTGATACGAAAATTAAAAGCTATTTGAAAAGTGATACTGTCACGAGGCTTAGGGATGAAAGATATGCTTTAGAGCTTCGTTTTCACAAGTCTCGCGAGAGTGCTACTTGGTGGTTGATTGATAAACGAAAGAACAACGGAAAACACGGAAAACCAAAATGGGAACGGCTTGGACTTTGGCCTCGTCTAAGCGCTAAGGCACTGTTTGAGTTGTTACCCCAAAAGATTGCTAGGATGGCGACGGATACGGACCAAGTGGTTACAGACTGGACCTGTTTTGGTGATTGCTTGCGCTGGTATGTACAGCATATTGAGTCGAACAAGGATATCTCTTCAGAGAGGAAAAGTGCCGTTAAGTCGGTGGTCTTTAATCACTTGTTACCAGCTCTTGGGGAATTGCCTCTTACTAATATTCGTAAGCACCATATCAAGGACTTATTGGTTTGGCCGCTGCGTGAGCGCTATGAACTTAGAACGGTTAAAGGCTACTTTGCTATTTTAAAAGCAGCGTTTAATCAGGCATATCGTGAAGAACACATAGCTTCCAACCCAGTGGCTGCGATGGTGTTTACGGACTTCATCAGCAAGAAAATTACACCTAATGAGGGCAAGATTCAGTCTGATGATGTGAGCCAATTACTCGACAGGCTCAAGACTTATTCACTGCAAAAGCAGGTGTTTGTGTTGATGCAGTTAGCGCACGGGACACGTATTCGTGAAACCCGCTTAGCTCGATGGAGCCATATCGATTGGGATGAGAATATCTGGAGGATACCCGCCTGTAATGCCAAGAACGGCGAAGCGTTGATGTTGCCAATGACCTGGCAGATTAGAAACCTGCTTCAACAGTATCGCCTTACCCAAAAGGAAGGACAGAAGTTTATATTTCCCAATGCGAAAGGGGATGCACCTATCTGTAAGGACACTGCTAACAGTACTTATGCGGAATGGAGTGAGGGTGAGTTTACTAGCCACCATTGCCGTAAGTTAGTTGGCACTAGGCTGACTGACCTAGGTGTCGATAAGTTTGTACGTGAACGCATTCTTAATCACAAGATGTCAGACCTAGACCAAGCTTACATACACACGACAACGGAAGCCCTGAAACTTAAGGCCTTGCAGACTTATCACAATTGGTTAGATCTGCAGGGCTTTATTTTTTTCCATGGGAAGATCGCGGGAAGATCCTAAAACATGATCATCTAGTGTGAGCTTAGAATCGATAAGGCTTCAAGCATCGCTGACCGATTTAACTCTTAAGAAAATCGGTAAATTGAAGTGATTGTGATTTTTTAGATTTCTAGACGTCTAAAACCAAGAAGGGAGTAGAAGGGAGTTTTACCCCTATTTTGCCCAAAATCGCCTGATTTCAGCGTTTTTCGAGGGGTTGAAAATCGGGGCGAAAATTGGCTTTTAAAACGCTGTTCGATTGAGTTCGAGTCAATTTTCCTTCAAGCCTTATTCCACGTGGGCTGCGAGAGATTTTTGGGTCCTTCCCAGAGGTTCGAAAAGCCACGGGGCCCAGACTCGCCGTTTCCGCCTCATTTTTATGTGCGGTTTCTACTCCCTTCTAACGGGTGGGTTGAGAAGGGAGTGAACCATAACGCGTAACGCTAGAAGAATGTCGCTATGGCCGAAGTAAACCGAAACGAATTTGCCCGAATTATGGGCTACTCACCCAAGTGGGTGGGTGACCTCATCAAAGAAGGCTTGCCACACCAAAGCGGTGGTGGCCGAGGGAAGCCACTCATCATTGAAACTGATAAAGCCATTCAATGGATTATCGACCGAGAAATTAAAAAGCAGATTGGCCAGTACGAAAAAGAGCACACCGCTCCAAAGGTCGGAACCAAAGATGGCGAAGATTTATTACTGACTGCAGCCAAACGTCGTAAAGCAGAGGTTGATGCTCAGAAAGCGGAAAAGTCCGTGATGGATTTGGGAGACTTGGCTCAGTTCCTTTATATGGTTGGAAACTTATTCGGCAGCGAGCTGGATGGTATAGGTGCCCGAACAGCTTTAGAGGTAGCTTCAGAACATGAACCCGCCAAGTGCAAAAACACCATTGACCGAGAAGCCAGACGTATACGCACTTCCACCGCTGACCACCTCAGTTCGTTCGTTGCTGAATATCTTGCAAAACGTAGCAGAGATGATCAGAGCGAAGCCGTTGAGGAATGCAGCGCAGTGGGCAACTGAAAACCGGATTATGCCTCCGGGCTCTCCGATACCAGGTCCGTTTGATACCACTTCTACGCCATACATGATTCCGGTCTGTGTCGCGTTTGCTGACCCAGCTTATTCAAAGATTACCTTTGTGATGGGAACCCAGATGGGTAAATCCGCCACAATGCAAAATGTGATTGGTTGGCGCCTAGATGATCAACCGGCACCGATTATTTACGTTGGCCCAACAGAGTCGAACATCAACAACGTTGTTGAGCCGAAAATAATGGAAATGTTCCGAGAGTGCTCAACGTTATGGATTAAGTACGACGACAAAAGTCCAAAGCACAAAAAGCGAATTGGCGGTGTGTCTCTGCGTTTCGCATGGGCAGGTTCCGCTACCGAGCTGGCTTCCGACTCTGCAGTAATCACCTTGGTCGATGAGCTAGACCGTCCTGATGCAAACGCCACTGGCGAAGGCTCACTGGCAGAAATTGCAGAAGCTCGTGGTGATGCTTACATCGATTCGAAACTGGGGCTGACCAGTACGCCAACACATGGCAAGGCCAGTACCTATGAACATCCTGATACGGGCATAACTCATTGGGCGGTAGCACCAAAAGGCAAAGTATCTAGCCCCATCTGGTTAGAGTGGGAGCAGGGAACTCGACATGAATGGGCGGTTCCGTGTCCAGACCCAGATTGCGGTGAATACTTTATTCCAAGAAGCGAACTACTTTGGTGGCCAGGCAAAGGAACTGAGGATGAAAGCTCTCCTGCAGCTGCATCGAGGCAAGCCCGTTTAATCTGCCCTCATTGTGGTGGTCAGATTGAAGACAAACACCGCAAAGTAATGAATGCACGTGGTGTGGCTATCGCACCTGGTCAGTATGCAAAACGACACGATGACCAGTCAGTGCTTATTACTCAAGGTGGTGAATCTACGGTAGTCCCATTTCATTCCATGCTTCATCCACTAGAAGACAACAACCATTTCAGTATTTGGGTTAGTGGTTTGTGTTCCTTCTCAGGCAAAAAGAGTTACGGCTACCTGGCGAGAAAACTCCTGCAAGCTCAACGAAGTGGCGACCCGCATCAGTTGCTCTCTGTCTACAACACGGGCTTTGGGGAAATATTTGCTGTCGTTGGTGACGCTCCTGAGTGGGAAGAAGTTTACAAGTTACGTTCAACCCATTCTTCAGGACAGATTCCTGATGGTGTAGACACTCTCATATGTACCGTAGACGTTCAGAAAAACCGCTTGGTATATGTTGTTCGAGGTTGGCTCAACGGTATGACATCTCGCCTGATTGAATTCGGAGAATTGTGGGGTGATACCGACAAACCAGAGGTCTGGGGTGAACTTGATGACCTGATGGAACAAGAATGGGGTGACTTAAAAATCCGACAGTGTGGCGTCGATGCTGGTTATCGAACTGATGAAGTTTATGCCTGGGTTCGTCGTCATAAAACTCGCGCTCGAGCATTAATGGGCTGGCAAAAACTGCCTAAGCCTTTTCGCGTTACCCGTGTTGAAGTTGATAAGCAGGGCAAGGTAAGAAAACGTGGTGACAAACGTTGGGATTTCGATGCCAGCTTAGCAAAAGCTTGGGTACATAACCGTGTTCGGTGGAAGCGTGGAACCGTTGGTGACTGGTTACTGCCTTCTGATATTTCAGAGGACTACTGTAAGCAGATCGTTGCCGAAGAGTTTGATGAAGAAAAGGGCGAGTGGAATCGAGTCAGCAAGGATAACCACTTCCTAGACTGTGAAGGCATGAACTATATGGTGGCCAGAATGCTGCGACTTGACCGCAAAAAACATAAGCCGAGCGATGATGAGGATGAACCTCAACCTGAAGCGGCAGCCGAAGAGGCAGAAGAGGAGCAGGAAGACGATGAAGAACGTAAGCCTGTTAAGTTGAAAAAACGTAAGCGCCGTTTAGTCCGGCGAAAAGGAAACTTTGCTAAATCATGGTAATGCCGACAACGATCACTGCAGGTCTGTCGGTCAACTTCCAACTCTCTTATCCAGATTTTCCCGCTAGTTCGTGGGAAGCCACTCTCTATCTACGTTCTGCATCCGGTAAAGCTGACATTGTCGGCACACCGGAAGGTGATTCGTTTCTGTTTTCTGTGCCAGCAAGTGAAACCGCGAGTTGGCCAGCAGAAGAATACAGTGTTGTGTTACGAGTGACTGATGGCGCTGATGTGCATCAGCCATTAACCAGCCGACTGACTGTTCTGCCAGATTTGGCAGCGATGGATACTCACGACCCACGAAGCGAAGCAGAGAAAGCATTGGCCGCTATCCAGGCCACGTTAGCGAATAGAGCTACTTCTGACCAGCTTAAGCTGTCGTTTGGAGGGCGAAGTCTGGAGAAAACCCCGCTTAGTGACCTGATGAAATTGGAGCAGCGTTTCCTAAACCGGGTGAATCAGGAGAAACGTAAGAAGTCTGGCCGAGGCCTTTTGACAGTACATAAAGTGAGGATGCGCTGATGTGGAACCCTTTTAAACGTAGTGCTCAACCAGAGCAGGAAACAAAAAGGAAGCGCCGTAAAGCACCTTTGATCAAGCTGAATCCTGTCTCCCGTAACCTCTTTTCAGCAGCTGACCCTGACAGAAATAACAGCACTTGGGATTCATCGCCAGTTCCTATTGGCAAGATGATTGACCAAAAGTTGTCTGTCTTGGTTGCTCGTTCACGGGAGCAAATCAGCAACAACGATTACGCCCGTGGTTTTGTCCGAGAAGCTCGCAAGAACGTACTTGGCCACAAAGGCATTATTCTTCAGGTTCGTGGAAAAGAACTAGACGGAACACTCGATGCTTACGGCAACGCTGCGGTTGAGAAAGCCTTTAAGAAGTGGGGGCGAAGAGAGACTTGTACGGTTGATGGTCGTCTTGACTGGCAGAGAGCCAAGCGAGTAATTCTCAATACTGTCGTTGGCAGTGGTGAACAGTTCATTCGAATTGTGGAAGGCACTACGGCTGGTCCTTGGGGATTTGCAATCCAATTGATTGACCCGCTGAGAGTTCCCATCCAGATGAATGAAAACCGCTTAGCGAACGGAAATATCATTCGTCATGGTATAGAAATGACCCCTTACGGGCGTCCGATTGCTTATTTTGTTGAGACTAAATCAGGCATTCTGGCCGAGCCCTTTAGACATGGTGGTAAAGAGTTTGAGCGTGTTTTCGCAGAAGACATGCTGCACATCTACGACCAAGAACACCCAGAGCAATTCCGCGGCATCCCATGGAACCACAGTTCTCTTAGTCGGATGCGAAACCTAGCAGGGTTTGAAGAAGCGTCTGTGGTTAACGCTCGAGCTGGTGCTAGCAAAACGATGGTGCTGAAAGCTGACCCAGATGTTTATGAACCGGAAGATGGGGAAGACTTTGCTGAGCCAGAAATTGAACTCGAAGCCAACACGGTAGTGACGCTACCACCGGGCTTTGAGCCAGTGGATTACGCTCCTGATTTTCCATCGACTGAAACCGCCACATTCTCCAAGCACATGCTACGTGGTATCGCCACGGGTGTAGGTATCGCTTACAACACATTCGCCAACGATCTCGAAGGCGTCAATTTCAGCTCTATCCGTCAGGGAAAGCTCGATGAGCGTGATGGTTGGAAAGAGCTTCAAGAGTGGTTCATCGAGTCAGTTTGTCAGCGCATTTATGAGCGTTGGCTACAGTATTCCCTTCTCGCCGGAAAAGTCATCAATACCAATGGTAATGCTATTCCCGCTAGCCGATTAGGCAAGTTCCTAGAGGTCGAATGGCAAGCTCGCCGTTGGGAGTGGGTTGATCCGCTCAAAGAAGAAAAAGCGATTACGGAAGCTCAATCAAATGCACGTAAATCACCAGGGGAAGCTATCCGAGAGTCTGGTCGTGATCCTGTGGAAGTCTGGAAAGGATATGCCGCAGATATTGCAGCCATGAGGAAGGAGGGAATACCGGAAGAAATGATTCTCCAAATTTTGGGGATTACAGCCACCGCACAACCTGCAGGAGGAAATCAAGATGAGCAAGAAGAAGACACTGACAGCTAGTGACCTTATTCGTCAGGTTACTGGTCATCCTGTGTATCGAAATTACACGGTTGAGTCAGTGGATGAAGAAAACCGCACGGTTGAGTTGGCGTTCTCCAGTGAATACCCAGTAGAGAGATGGTTTGGCTACGAAGTGTTAGACCACTCCTCTGGTGCCGTGCGAATGGAGCGTTTTGAAGCAGGAGCCTCGGCCTTAGTTAATCACGACTGGGATGACCTAGTAGGAGTGATTGAGTCAGCTCGTGTCGAAAAGGGAAATGGTCGAGCTGTTGTTCGCTTCGGCACTAGCCCACGGGCTGAGGAAATTTGGCAAGACGTTAAAGATGGGATTCGTAAACATGTCTCTATTGGTTACATCGTACATGCGATGGTGCTTGAGAGTGACGAGGGTGATGTAAGAACTTACCGCGTAACAGATTGGGAGCCGTTTGAGCTCTCTTTTGTCACCGTTCCCGCTGACCCGTCTGTTGGTGTAGGGCGTAGTTTAGATTCAACCAAATACCAAAACCACCTGCGTGATATGGGAATCATCATCCCTACTGGCGCAACAGAAAATGAACCTGAAACAATTGATAATCGGAGCAATCCTATGAAAGAAAAAATCCTGCGTGATGCCAGTGGCCGTTTGGTACGTGCAAAAGTTGATGAGAATGGCGCCATCGTTGAAGTATTGGAAGTGGTAGAGGAAGCCGGTACTGAGCGCCAAGCAGGTGCGGAAGCAGAACAAAACCGTGTGCGTGACATTCTAGACCTGTTCGAGCAGTACGGCAGTCGTGGTGTTGACCCTAACGCTTACCTTCGTGATAAGACGAAGACTGCAGGCGATTACCAACGTGCTTTACTCGATGCTGCCGGTGAGAATGGCGGCCAACCAACTGGCTCACGCAATGCAACACCAACGGTTGCTGATAGTCCTGATATTGGTTTGTCAGACAATGAAATCCGTCAGTATTCATTTCTGAATGTTCTGCGCTACCTTTCTCAGCCAACGAATGAAAAATACCGCCGCGCAGCAGCATTTGAACTTGAAGCATCAGAAGCTGCAGCAGACAAGATGAAGCGTGAAGCCCAGGGCATTATCGTACCTAATGACGTTCTCCGTGCCGCAGCTCCAGTGAGTACGACTGGTACTGGTGGCAACTTAGTTGCAACTGATCATATGGCGGGCAGCTTCATTGACATGCTTTACAACAAGTCAGCGGTGATGAACTACGCGACAACGTTAACTGGGCTGGTGGGTGACCTATCAATCCCGACTCAGGAAGGCGGTGCTACGGGGTACTGGCTTGGTGAAGATGTTGATGCAACGCTTTCTGAAATCACCTTTGGTGAGCGTGGCTTGCAGAACCGAACATGTGCGGCTCTGGTTGAAATGACTCGTAAGATGCTAATGCAGTCCTCACCAGACGTTGAGATGTTAGCTCGCGCAGACATCGCTAAAGCATTGGCCCTGACTATTGATAAAGCCGCTCTTTATGGCACTGGTGGCGATCAGCCTCTTGGTCTGGCTAACATCACTGGTGTAAACGGAGTGGACTTTGCGGCAGTGAATCCGACTTACCAAGAAGTCGTGAACATGGAAACTGAAATCACTGCAGATAATGCTGATGTTGGCTCCATGCTTTACATGATGAATGCCACTGGACGTGGTCACTGCAAGACAACTCAGAAATTTGCCAACACCAATGGCGCACCAATCTGGGAAGGAGGCAACACAGTTAATGGTTACGGAACACATATTTCCAATCAGATTGAAACTGGCGACTACTGGTTTGGTGTCTGGTCTGAGATGTTGATTGGCTTGTGGGGTGGTCTGGACTTAACTATTGATCCGTACACTCACAGTGCCAAAGGTCGCTTGCGCGTAGTTGCGTTCCAGGACGCTGATGTGACCGTTCGTCATCCAGCTTCGTTCTGCTTGGGTAAAAAGCCAGTAGTGTAAATAATCCTAGTAACCATATAAGCCACTCTTTCTGAGTGGCTTTTTATTTGGAGATACAAAATGTCAGTTCAAGCAATTGTAGTGACCCAACCATTCCGATGTAACGGTCAATTAGTGAAACCTGAGACCGCTCTTGAAGTAGGCCAAGGCTGTGATGTGACTCCTTCAGAAGCACGCTCGTTGGTTGGTCAAAAGAAAGCGGTTTGGGTTCCAGAAGACGAACTTGAAGTAGAAGAAGCCGAAGATGAGTAATTGGGCTCAAGGTGTAGCTGAGATGGATGTAGCACTTATGGAAGAATTTTCCATTCCAGTGACTATACATTCAAATTCTGGTGATCGACAGGTTGAAGGGATTTTTGATAATCCAGCCAGCTTGAGCAAAGTATCTGGTGGTGGCTTCGTAGCTGATTCCGAGCCGGAGCTCCACCTGCAGGATAAAGATGCTCAAGGTATCAGTACTCGCGATGTTGTAACGATTGCAGGTAAGCAGTGGATAGTTATAAGTCCTCCAGAACCAGATGGAACAGGAATGACTAAATTGACTCTAGGACATCACAATGGCCAACAACCCTCAAACACTTCCATTTCATATTGATCTTGAAGAGCTGGAAGCCATTCAGAATGTCCTTGGCGCTACTGAGAGCCAAGTGAAAGCCGCTTACAACCGAGCAATTAGCCGCACAGCAAGAACTGTGCGGTCTCTTGCTAATAAAGAAATTCGTGATGCTATGCAGGTAAAAAGCCTGAAGGCTATTAGAAAAAGGTTCCAGCATTTTAGACTTAGGAGCCCAAGCAAGCAGAAGAAGCTTGATGAGCTGCGCTTGTGGTTTGGTCTGAATGATATGCCAGTAGGTTACCTAAAGGGGCGCACACGCCGGAATGGCACCAAACGAGATCCTAATGGGGCCACGTTTACCCCAAAAGGCAAAATGCCCGCACAAACCTATGAGCAAGGTTTTATTGCCAGAAGATATAAACGCCGTTCTATATTCACGAGAACTTCTGAAAAGCGTTTCCCAATTAAGGAGGCGCGGGTACCTGTTTCTAATGCCCTTCAAGTCACGATTGAAGATGAGATTTTTGGCCGCTTGCCGGAGATATTCCTCAAGCATTTTGAAACCGATTTGAAAGGTCGCGTGAAGATGGGACTGAACAGGAGAGGCTGGCGTGAGTGATGGAATTCATTTAACAGAATACCACGACAAGGTAACGCAATGGTTGACTGATAACTTGCCCTGGCTTAAGTCAGTTGAGTGCTATCCAGAGACTCAAACGGCATTAGTCACGCCTTGTGCGTTCGTTGCCGTGATGGATTGGGAGCGAGCTGAAAATCAGCCGATGAATGGGCAAATGGCGGTCACATTGAACTGTGAAATCCTTGCGGTTCTGGGTATGGCGGATGCGCAGTACCAGCTTGAAGTGCGTAATGCCGCTATGGCCATCGGTCTGAAAGTGGAACAAGCCCGTTTCGGAATGCCAATCGAGCCAGCCGTGTTTGTAAGCGCAGATCCGGATGCATTCAATCCAGAGTTGGATGATTACGCTGTTTGGTCTATTCGATTCAACCAAGATGTGGAAGTGGGTGAGGATGCGTTCCAGCCAGAAGGGCTAACGCCATCCACGATTAAAGTTGGCTTCTCGCCAGAGATTGGTCAGGGCAACGAAGATAAATATGTCCAGGTGGTACCGAATGAGTGAGTTTAACTATATCGTCCGTGATTTGCAGCGTCGTATGGCGAACATGATCCGTCGTGGTCGCGTGCATAGCGTGGATTTTGGGCAGTCTCCACCACGGGTAAAAGTTGAATATGAAAAAGGTGCAGTAACGGGCTGGCTTCCTTGGATCTCTGGACGAGCCTCAAGCAATCATCGTACGGATTGGGAGCCTCTGGCTTTCGGTGAGCAAGTGATCATCTTGTCAGAATCTGGAGAGTTATCTGCAGGTGTGGTTATCGCTTCTCTGCCAGATGCTTCAAGCCCAGTGCCAAGCACCTCACCAGATGAACATGTCAGCCGCTATGAAGACGGCACCACGTTTATCTATAACCGCAAAACCCACACGCTGACGATTGATGTGCAGGGTGATGCGAATTTACATACCACTGGCAACCTAACTGCAACCATTGAAGGTCAGGCAGATATCAATGTAACCGATACCGCCACCGTGACTTCTCAGGCCGATATTAAAGCTATAGCTCAGGGTGATGTGATTGCTAACGGCAAGAAGGTAAAGCTTAACGGTGGTACTGGGGTGGTAACGGGTGAATGCGTATGTCATTTCACGGGTAAGCCACACGGCGATATTTCAGTCAAAGTGATTGCAGGTAAGTAGATGGCTTTAAGCAAATCAGAGTTAAAAGGCCGCATTGTTTCTGAGTTTGAAAACCTTGGTGCGACTGCCGAAGGGGAGCACTCTTGGGTGAATAAAATGGCAGAGGCTATCGCCAATGCGGTGGTGGATGAAATTAAGGCGAATGGTAAGGCATCGGTTACTAGTGGCAGCAGCGCTGGTGAATGGCCAGTTCAATAGGGGGCATTAATGCGTGGTATGGATGTAAACACGGGTCGTGCACTGAGTGGCATCGACCATTTGAAGCAGTCGGTGCGTGACATCCTCACCACACCCATAGGCTCACGCGTTATGCGCCGTGATTACGGCAGCCGACTGTTTGATTTGATTGATAACCCGGGCAATCCCGAAACAGTGGCAGATATTGTGGCAGAAAGTGCTAAGGCGCTGAAAAAGTGGGAAACGCGCATTGAAGTCTCACGAGTTCTGGTGACCTCTGCTCAGCCAGGTTCAGTTACGTTGACCATTGAGGGGAAATACAAACCCAATGGCGAGTCCATCACACTGGAAGGTATTGAGGTTAATTAATGGCCACTGTAAATGTCGATATGAGCCAACTGCCAAAGCCTGCAGTGATCGAGCAGTTGGACTATGAGGAAATTCTGCAGGAATGGATTGTTCGCTATCAGGGATTAGATCCTGACTATCAAGATGTGAATGAATCTGACCCTGTTTACAAGCTGATGGAAGTAGCGGCTTTTCGGGAAATGGTGCTACGCCAGCGGGTTAATGACGGCGCTCATGCCACCATGCTGGCCTATGCCGTCGATGAAGATCTGGATGTGATTGGCGCTAACTTTGATGTTGAGCGTTTGGTCATTGATGAAGGCCACCCCGATGCGGTACCACCGATTGAAAGAGTGATGGAATCCAATGAAGCGTTTCGTTACCGGATCCAACTCTCCAATCGTGCAAAAAATACGGCAGGCAGCGCAGATGATTACGAGTTCTGGGCGTTATCTGCAGATGGCCGTGTGAAAAGTGTCGCGACGGATTCCCCTCAAGGCACGTTAACCGTGACGGTTTCTGTGCTTTCCCATGAGGGAAATGGCACCGCAACCCCTGAGCTGATTACATTGGTAGAAAACACACTGACACCAAAAGGTACCAGACCGCTGAGTGATGAGGTCGTGGTGCAAAGTGCCAACATCAATGAGTTTGCCGTGGTTGCAGAGTTAGAGCTATTTTCTGGCCCTGACCAAAGTGAAGTTTTGAATGCGGCTCGAGCTCAGTTAGATAAATGGTTATCTGAATCCCATCGGCAAGGTATGGACTTAACCTTAGATGGCTTTTATGCCTCATTGCGTGTGTCTGGTGTTTATAAGGTGCATTTAACCTCACCAGAGGCAGATATTATCAATGACCCATTCAGTGCTGGTTATGCGTCTAGCATAACGCTAACCACGAGGGTGACAGGATGACACTGAACAGCCTGCTGCCACCTAATGCCAGCAAACATGAACGAGACGTAGAGGCGGTGATTTCACCGCCTCTTTCTTTTCCCAATCGTGACATCTGGAATCCTGATAAATGTCCTGAGCATCTATTGCCGCATTTGGCGTGGGCTTTGTCGGTAGATAACTGGGATTCAACCTGGCCAATCGAGCGTAAGCGGAAGGTCATCAAAGACAGTGTCTATATTAATCGAAAAAAGGGCACAAGAGATGCGGTTGAAAGAGTCGTTAGTGCCATTCGAGGGGATGAAACCCAAGTCACCGAATGGTTTGAAGATAAAGCCAATCTTTCACCTGGTGAGTTCACCATTGATTACGTCTCGACCGGAACCCCAATTGATGGCTCCGACCTAGGGAAACTCGTCCCTGCTATTAACTCTGCGAAAAATGTCCGCAGTAACTTAACCAAAGTCACCATTACCAGTCGCGTGGAAGCGTCTGAAAAGCATGCCGCCATGAGTCGGCAAGCGACGCAGATGAAGGTGGGACCATGGGTTATTTCTTCGATGGTGAGTTCTTCAGATAACGGGATGGCCTGCCTGTCTCGACAAGCCTTACAGATTAAATCCGGTCCACTGCCGTTAGTGTTGGAGTAACAAACATGAGTGAAACCCCAGAGAACCAACAGCAATATGGTTCAATCCTTACCATTCTCGGCGAAAATGCGGAGCAGAACGGTAAGCTGCAAAACAAACAAATCACCTTTACTTACATCGCGATTGGCGATGCGAATGACACCTATGTTCAGCCAGACCGCAAGCAGACTGCTTTAACGAACGAGTTAGCTCGCATTCCGGTGAATTCGGTTGATGTGTTGCAGCCAACGCCAGAAAGTGTGCCAATGCTCAAAGTAGAGGCCGTTCTACCTGATGATGTCAATGATCTGGTCATTCGTGAATTTGCTGCCGTGGCTACCTTTGATGGAAATACTTATTTTCATGCCGTTGGTAACTGTGCGCGTATTTATGTACCTGCGCCAGTGAACAATGGCAACGTCAGTACGCCTGTGACACTTGAAATGATTTTTGTCATTACCAGTGCGGAGCCAATTGTGGAAATTGACCCAAATGTCATTACAGCAAGCCGCGAGTGGGTAGATAAGCGTATTCCATCAAAAGAGTATCAAATCTTTGTTGATGGTGATTTGCGCTCTAATGAAGATAGATTTAAAGACCGTCCTGATATTCGTGAATATCAGAACTTGGTCAGTGATGGGCTTTGGAATGACGCGATTGATACCGCGTTACGAGATAACACCGCAGTACTCATGCCCAATAAGACTTTCGATGTCTCTGACACAGTTCGTTTAAGTCGTCGAGGTTCAGGTTTGCAGGGGTACTCAAAAAACGCGAGAAATTACAGTGATAGCACATTTAAGCTTCGTTGGCGTGGGGGGGATGAACCTCGTAAAGCTGTCGTGTTGTTTGGTCAAAATGAGGTTGGTGCTGAACCGTTAATTGATGCGACCGACAACGTTTTATCCAATGTACTTATTGATTGCGGTGACGATGTAGATGGGCGAGCTGGTTTTGGTGTTTATGGCACGTACTTGACCAATGAAACATTACTCGACCGCATCTCCGTTCTTGGTAGTTCTGAATATAATTTCTATCTTGCTCGGTCATGGTACGCCAGCTATCGAAACTTATTTTCATTTGCCTGTAAAAATATTGGTATCGCTATGGGAATGCCGTTGCGGTACTCAGACGGTGAATTAATTGAGTGGACAGCTCCTGCGCCATTAGAAATGAACAATACAGAAATTTATAACTTACGCTCCCATAGCGCAGGGCAAAAATTTTCTGTTGATGCTCCGGGAACATTTAACCCGATGGATCCTTCTATGGTGCGCCAAGGTTATGGTATTGGGCTAGGAATCGGTAACTCATTTCATGCAAATAAAGTAACGTCTGAAGGTTCTGGTGGGTTTAACCTGTACTCATTTACAGGGGCACAACCACAGAAAACGATAAAAGAAATTTATCTAGAATCTACGATGAAAAACTCGGGTTTAGACTCAGCCACAGAGTTAGGAAATATACTGTTAGAGGCTGATAACGAAACCGGTGGACCGATAGAAATTTCAGACGTGTTTAGTAACTATCACAGCGGTGGTATCTACTTGTTGGGAGAAAAACGCCCAATTAAGTTAAAAAATGTGCACCAACCAAGGTTTTTAAAATCGATTGATGGTCTGAGTAAGTTTGAGATTGATTCCTTCGTTTTTAGAGAAAATTGTTACTCAGGCCTTGGCTATCATACGACAGAAGATAGAACCGTCATAGCAGATGAAGTACACAATATCCGATACAGCTGGGAGATAAATATTCCCTTCGACCCAACTGTTCTTACGGGAGGTGGCCTGGGCCATCCAACCTATTTCATTGCTATCAAAGCGAATGGTGAAAACCCTGGACCATCAACATTTGTGGTCGAACACGAAGATGGAACCATAGACAGCTATAACTATCCTAATCCGTTACCAACCGAATGGACGCACTTTTTAAGGTTGGAAGGCTCTGCTGTAAAAATTCGACGAGGTGGCTCTGCTTCATCGGAAGATGTGAATGTGCGTTTTAATATCGTCAAAATGAACCCAAGTTATTTGTAAGGAACCACCATGACTCAGCCAATTACAGGAACCACTATTCAAGATTTACATCGTGATCTTGATATAATCATCGAGAGTTCAATGGGAAACGATAAGACTAAAACCCAAACGTTGATTGACTTATTTCGTGACCGATTGACACAGGAGCTAAATCCCCCAGAACCTCAGGCTTAATTAATTCAGTTTTCTTTTAGACCCCGCAATCGCGGGGCTTTTTATTACCCGACGAATAGGAATTAGCTATGACGCAATTTCTCCATGGTGTGGAAGTCATCGAGATTGATGACGGCTCACGCCCGATCCAAACCGTAAAATCAGCCGTCATTGGTCTGGTTGGTACGGCACCAGGTGCAGCGGCGGCAGTAGCCGCTACGCTTCCCCTTGGCAGTGCAATCTTAAATGATGGTTTGGTGTTTACCGCGAAAACCGCAGGTACGGAAGGCAACGCAATCAGCATTGAGGTCGTAGACCCTGCTGCCGCTGATGAAGCTCTGGCCGTCATGGTTGATGGCAACAAAGTAAAAGTCACGCTAGCCACCGATGCCAGTAAAGTCATTACCTCAACTGCCGTTGACATTAAAGCCGCCATTGAAGCCGACGCCGATGCTAATGCCCTGGTAAGTGTGGCCGTGCTTGGGGACGGCAGTGGTGATGTTTCAACTGCGCCTCGCACGTATCTCACGGGAGGTGAGAGTGAACCTTTCCCACTCAATACGCCTGTTATCGTGGCTGGTAGCCGCAAACGTGCGAAAGGCTTGGGAACGGATGGCACCTTACCCGCTGCGATTGATGACATCTTTGACCAGACAGGTGCATTGGTCATCGTGGTTCGCGCTGAAAAAGGTGCGGATGAGGCGACCACTCAGGCCAACATCATAGAGGCGATGAAAGGTTGGCTGGAAAGTCAAACCGAGACCGGATACACACCTCGTATCCTAGTGGCGCCAGAGTTTAGCCAGGTTGATGCGGTTGCCTCAGAAATGGAAGCAAAAGCCGCTCGTTTGCGAGGCGTGACTTATCTCGATTGTGAGCGCACCGCTAGCTACACCGATTCGATTAAGCGAGCACGTCAGTTCGGTGATCGTGTTGAGGTTGAATGGCCATGGGTGCGTGTGTTCGATACCGATTTAGCGAAAGAGATTGATCGCCCATCATCTGCTCGTCAGGCAGGTCTTCGTGCTCGCATTGATGCAGAGAAAGGTTTCTGGTGGTCGAAGTCGAACCAGCAAATGTATGGCATTGTTGGCACTTCTCAGCCAGTGGATTGGTCCTTGGGCGACCCAAATACTACGGCAAATCTGCTGAACGAAAATAAGGTGAGCACTATCATTCGTGAAGGCGGTTTCCGCCACTGGGGCAACCGCACCTGCAGTGTCGACCCGAAGTGGACCTTTGAGCAAACCCGCAGAACTGCTGACATCATCAATGACAGCGTGCAGCGCTCTCATATGTGGGCCGTAGACCGCAACATCACCAAGACCTACGTCGATGATGTGATTGCAGGGGTGAATGCCTACCTGCGTGAACTCAAGGCGCTCGGAGCGATTCTAGGCGGTGAATGCTGGGCAGACAAGGAGCTGAACACGCCTGAGACCATTCAAAAAGGTCTGGTGTACTTTGATTTCGATTTCTGTCCACCGTATCCGGCTGAGCACATCGTGTTCCGTAGCCGCTTAAACAATGATTATCTGGAAGAGGTATTTAGCTAATGGCAGGTGACAATTTACTGAGCCGATGGGCTATCTGGGTGGATGGTATCGGTAAAGCGGGCAACGCAAAAGAGTATACGCCGCCCGTTCTGGAGGTGCTGACCTCGGATTTTCAGGCTGGTGATATGGATATGCCTATCCCAGTGGATGACGGCATGGCGGGAATGGAGGCCAGTTTTTCTCTGTTTGGTGTCGATGTGTTGGTGCTGCCTTTGTTTGGTCTGCAGCAGGGGAGCCGAACAGTGGTATCGGTTCGTTCGACTTACACCGATCTATCCGGTGGCAGCTATGACTTAGTTGAAGAACTGGGTGGCATGATCACCAAGATTGAGCGTGATACTCAAGACACGGGCAGTCAGCGTGAAAAAGCGATGAAAGTCACCATGAAGCTGGATTATTACAAGGTGGTCCGTTCCGGTGTGGTTCTCATCGAAATTGACCCAGTCAACCACGTTCGCCGATTGGGTGGCATTGACGTCCTTGAAGGCATCCGCGCCATTCTACAGCTTTCTTAATTCTCTGGGACCATGGTCCCATTCGTCGTTTCGGCCGCTTATGCGGCCTTTTTTATTTGGATTGAAGTCATGACATACCCAGAAACTCATAAAACAGAAATCACCCTTACTTACCCAGTCACCGTTAATGGTAAAGAAATCAAAACGCTCGCTTTGCGCCGTCCTAAAGTGCGCGATCAACTGATTGCGGACAAGCAGAACAAAAACGATGCCGACAAAGAGGTGCATCTCATGGCACTTCTGGCTGAAGTTGAACCTGCCGTTATTCAAGAACTGGATATGGAAGACTACGAGGGGGTGCAAAAGGTCATCGTGGGTTTTCGCAAGAAGAAGTCGGAGAGCGAGACATCCAGCGAGGATTGATCGCTTTGGCCAGCCACACAGGCTGGTCTCTCTCTGAATTATTGGACCTACCGATGAACACGTTCACCGACTTTATTGAACTGCTGCCGAAGAAGGAAAAACAGTCTGATGGTTAGTCAAAATCTAAAAACGGTGGTCACGCTCGGTGGTACCGTCGATGGTAGTTTTGGGAAAATCGGCTCAGCATTCAATGAATCGATGGGCAAGGCCACCAAAACGGTCAAAGGTCTTGAACGAGAGCAATCCAAGCTCACCAAAGAAATCAAAAAATCCAAGTTAGCCGGTGCTGATGTCAGCTTGCTTACCCGCCGTTACAAACAACTGGGTAACGAGCTGGATGATGCAAGGGATAAAGCAAAAGCGTTTGATGAAGCGTCCAATCTTCGTGATCGTTTACGCGGTATTGGTACGGCTGGTGTTGCTGCCGTTGGCGGCATTTGGGCGACGACGACTGCCATCACGGGTCTAATGACGGTAACCAATGAAAGCACCGCCACTATGGCAGGTATGGCTAAGTCGTATGACATGAGCATTGACCGCTTCAAAGCATGGAACGGAGTCGCTCAGCAGGCTGGGCTCGATGGTGAGCATGTCGGTGACATGATTGAAGAACTTAGAAATAAGTTTGGTGAGTTTAAAGCCCTTGGGGAGCAATCCTCGGTTTCTGATGTGTTTGGAGCTCTTGGCATTAATGAATCCATGATGGAAGGCATGGCTGCTGCAGATCAGTTTGAATTCATCATGAAGCGCCTTGAAGGAGTCGCGGATAAAGACCAAGCCGCTTCTCTGGCCGATATGCTGTTTGGTGGTGAAGGTAACAAGGTCACCACTTATATCCGTAATACTGGCAAGAGTCTGAATGAATTGCTCGATGAACAACGGCAATTCAACCTGCTTACGGATGACGGGGCAAATGGTGCGGTGGCTTATGGTCTTTCATTTAAGAACCTGAAGTCGGTCATCAGCTCAGCCTGGCAGGAAATCTCAGGTATCGTCGGCGGGGAAATGGCTGGCGATATTCAGAACCTTGGCGAAACGGTCAGTAAGTACGTTCGAGAAAACAAAGAAGAGGTGGTGGGAACCCTTAAAGGGCTAGTGTATGGCGCTAAGGACTTTGCCGTTGCCGCCTGGAACGTTGGCTCCGTGGTTAACCGAGTCGTGCAAGTCTTTGGTGGATGGGAAACGGTGGGTATCGCTGTTGCTTCATTGATGGCGGGTAAGTTGGTCATGGGGTTAGGGAGTATGATAGCCACAGGCTACCAGGCTGTTAAGACCATCGGAATGATGAAAGTCAGCATGGCTGGTTTTAATGCGGTGATGGTTGCAAACCCGATCGGATTAGTGGTGGCCGCAGTGGGTGCGCTGATTTTTGCAGGCATTCAGCTCTATCAGAACTGGGATGCGGTCACGGCTTGGTTTGACGAAAAGCTCACGTGGTTTAAGACCGAGTTCCCTGCCACGTTCAATGTCATCAAGACGCTGTTTGATTGGTCACCGCTTGGTATGGTGATAAATAACTGGGAACCATTGACTGATTTCTTTACGGGTCTTTGGAGTGGCATCACTGGCGTCTTTGATGCTGGGTTAGCCAAAATCTCAGGCGTTTGGGAGACAATTAAGGGCTGGAAAGAGTCTCTGACATTCTGGGACAGTGATTCATCGGCTCCAGAGGTTAAGAGCTATCACCAGATACAGCAGGAAGCGGCGCAAGGTCGAACGGTTGCTGCCATTAATAGCACATACCCAGCCAGCAAAGGGAATACGGTTAATCAGCGCGTGGGTGAAGTTAAAGTGTATGCCGCACCTGGTCAATCTCCTGCAGAAGTGGCTCAGGCGGTTCACTCTCAGCTCGGTGGTTATCAAAACAGTGCGCTCTATGATTTACCGGAGGCTGGTTAATGGCTCAAGTCATGCTTTCCCTTGGCGGGTTTAAATTTCATATTGATTCCGCCGCTTATAACGAACTGGTCAGAACGTGGCAGTGGCGCTGGAATTCACAGTCACGGATTGGTCAGTCCGATCTTCTTCAGTACACAGGCAAAGCGCCCGTCAAAATTTCTCTTAATGGGCAAATTTCGACGACCTTCCGTGAGGTCGGTACGCATCAAATTGAAAAGCTGGCGGACATGGGGAATGAATACAAGCCCCAATTGCTCGTGAGTGGTCTGGGTGATGTGATGGGGTATTGGGTGATGACGGATTTAACGGAATCCAACACCAAGTTTATTAAAGGTGGCCTGCCAAGGCACCAATCTTTCACCTTGGAGTTAGCATTTTATGGCGACGACTTACAGAACCCGTGAGGGGGATATGCTTGATGCTATTTGCTGGCGTCATTATGGAAGGGAAGATGCGGTGACGGAGGTGCTAAAAGCTAACCCGGGTCTTGCTGACCGGGGCACCGTTCTTCCAAGCGGCATTCAAATCACGCTGCCTGATCTTCCGACTCCAGTCGCTAAGGAGTCATCAAGCTTATGGGATTAGATTATCGCCCAGACTTTTCCCTTTCTGCAGATGGAAAGGACATCACTGCATTAATGCAAAGGAACCTGATTAGCTTAACGTTAACGGATAATGCTGGCAGTGAATCAGACCGTTTGGCGATTACGATTAGCTTACCTAATAACATGGCCACTCCGAAAAAAGGCGCTGTTCTGCGCCTTGGGCTGGGGTTCAATGGTGAGCTGATAGATAAAGGGCAGTATGTGGTCGATGAGGTGACGTCGAGTGGACCACCAAGACGAGTGCAGATTGTTGCGAACGCAGCGCCAATGAATAACCGGAAACAACCAGGTAGCCTGCAGACTCAGAAAACTCGTAACTTTGATGATGTCACACTGGGAGATTTGGTGAAAACCGTGGCATCCGATCATGGTTTAGTACCTCGAATCAACAGTGAGCTCGACAGCATTAAGATCGCTCACGTTGATCAGGTGGGTGAAAGCGATATGAATCTTTTGACTCGCCTAGCTAAACGGTATGGCGCAGTGAGTAAGCCTGCTAATGGCTACTGGCTGTTTCTTAAAGAGGGAGAGGGAAAATCAGCGTCAGGAAAGGCGCTTACCAATATCACAATTCAACCGCACCAAGTGACAACGTGGCAGTGCCGATTCAGCAGCCGTAATGATGTTCGTCGTGTGGTTGCCACCTATCACGATCTTGAATCTGGTGATACTAAAGAGGTATCTACAGGAACCGGAGAGCCAGAATTTAAGATTGTGTTCAAATACCCCAACTATGAAGAAGCGGAAGCGGCAGTCATCGCCAGAGCGAAGAATGTGAAATCGGGAAGTGATACGTTAGACATTACCATGCCAGCTCGTTCCTCACTGATGGCGCTCATTGCTGAAGGTCATATTACTTTGGATGGTTTTGGTGATGTTGAAGATGGAAAGTGGCGTTTGAAGTCAGTGGAATGGTCTCTCAGTGAGTCTGGCCTACAGTTGCGGATCTCTGGTGACCATGGTGCTAGTTGATCTTCCAACAGTTACTTACAAGTACTAAATGGATTTTCGCAAAATAACGATAGTGTGCTTAACTTTAACAAGTTAATTAAATGATTTGGTTGAGAAAAAATGGCGCACAAAATTAACCCGGCACTGAAGAACCTTCCCGACATTGATAGTTGGTTATCAGTTGATGTTGCTATATGGGGAGCACAATATCACTTTGTTCAGATAAAGAAGTTACTTGATAGATATGATGAAGATGGTTCTAAATTTAGGACCAACCAAATGAATTGGCTGATACGTGGTTTTTTTTGGGAACTGGTTGGGGCGTTTGATTTAATACTACAGTGGAGTAACAAGCGATTTGAACTTGAAGTAGAAGTGATCAAAAACCATGTTAAAACTGGAAATTGGAAGGAGATAACTATTGAGCAAGTCAAGTGGTCAACGATAAAACGTTCTAGAGCAAAAATTGATCATGAGTTGTGGACACAAGTCGTTCAGTACTTGGTTCAAGTCTGGGAAAGCAAATGGTATTTTGAAGTGCGAACTTACAGAAACTATGCACACAAATCTCTATTTAATATGACAGGTTTTGTTCGTACTGATAGACAGGGTGATTCACAATGGTTTATTAGCTTGGCACGAGAGGGCCAACGTTATGACGATTTACGTATTTTATTGCCCAACTATATAGGGGAGTTTCGAGAATTCGTAGCTAAATTGAAAACCTTAACTGCACAATAG